CATTCTCACCACCGAGCAATGACGATGGGGCGTTAACTATTACTTCTGCCGCTTATTACGGCACGTATGTAGACTTAGACGGTACGGCAAAAAATGAGGTAGAATTAATATCTCGTTACCGTGAAATGGCAATGCAACCAGAAATTGAATCTGCCATTGACGATATTGTAAATGAAGCTATTTGCCAAGATGACGAAGGCAACAGTATCAAAATTGTTATGGACAATGTAAGTGCTCCAGACAAAATCAAAAAAGCAATCAAATCAGAATTTAATACAATTCTAAGATTGATGAATTACCAGAATATGTCACAAGATATATTCAGAAGATATTACGTAGACGGTAGACTTTATTACCATGTAATCATCGACAGAGAAAATCCAGTTGCCGGTATTAAAGAACTCAGATATATTGATCCACGTAAACTTAAGAAAGTTCGTGAGATTAAAAAGACTAAAGATGAGCGTACCGGTGTTGATATTATGAACGTAGTCAACGAATACTATATTTGGAACGACAAGGTCACTACAGGATCGTCTTCCAGCTTCGGACCAGTAGGTGTACGTATAACCACAGACTCTGTGCTTTCCATCGTCTCTGGTCTCATGGATTCACGCCGTGCAGTTGTTTTATCTTACTTGCACAAAGCAATCAAACCACTCAATCAATTACGTATGATTGAAGATGCTACAGTTATTTACCGAATATCTAGAGCACCTGAAAGACGTATATTCTACATTGACGTTGGTAACTTACCTAAATTAAAAGCCGAACAATACCTACGTGACATCATGGTAAAGTACAAGAACAAACTTGTATATGATGCCAACACAGGTGAGGTTCGTGATGACCGTAAATTCTTGTCTATGATGGAAGACTTTTGGTTACCACGTAGAGAAGGTGGTAAAGGTACAGAAATCACTACATTACCTGGCGGACAAAACTTAGGCGAACTAGAAGACGTTAAGTACTTTGAAAAGAAGCTATATAAAGCGTTGTGTGTACCAGTTTCACGTTTGAATCCTGAGACTTCAGGTTTCTCGTTAGGTCGTACAAACGAGATTACAAGAGACGAATTAAAGTTTGCAAAATTTGTTGACCGTATGCGTCAGAAGTTTGCAGAAGTATTTGACCAAGCATTGAGAGTTCAATGTGTGCTCAAAGGTATTTGTAATGAAGAAGAATGGAAAGTCTTTAAAGAAGATATTCATTACAACTTTATTACCGATAACAACTTTTCAGAACTCAAAGATGCTGAGTTAATGAAAGAAAGATTATCATTGTTGCAAGAAGTAGACCCATATACCGGTAGATATTTTTCACAAGCATGGATACAGAAAAATGTTCTACGCTTTGACAATGACCAAATCAAGATTATGCAAACAGAGATTGAGAAAGAAAAAGAAGCTGGACTTGGTTTACCGGTTGAAGTTACTAATCAAGTTGCTCAACAAGCAATGATGAGCACAGTACCAGAACAACCGATTCATCCAACAGACATAGAACATCAACAAGATATGGCTAAGAAAGATTTTGATAACAAGATTGAGTTAGCTAAATTGAAACCAAAACAAAAACCAGCGGTTAAAAAAGAAGAGATTGATGAACCTAATACGTTCGAAAGACTTAAAAGAATTTTATAGGAGACTTAAATGACTAGCAGAGCAGTTATAGATTATACAATGGAAGACGATTCTCTTGGCGTAAGAGATGCTTTATATTCTGCAATTCAAGACCGTGTTATGGCACATATTGAAGCAAAGAAAGCAGAAATAGCGGCAAACTTTATTACACCACATCAAGAAGAGACAGATGTTGAGGTCGATGAAGACCTAGAAAATGAGATGAAATATTATGCTAATGTACCAGAAGGTGTTGAGGTATTTGTACCAAAACAATCTATTACAGAAGCAAAAGATAAAAAGCCTAAAGAAGAGCACCCATGGAGAATGGACAAAGACCGTGAAGGTACTGGCTACCATGAAATCAATTCTGTGCGTCCTAAGACAGCATTAGTAAATGGTGTTCCTAAGAACCTAGGTCTTGAGCATGATGGTGTTCATAGTCACGCTTTTGAGAATCAACATGAGGCAGAGAAAGCCGCATTTGATTTAGCGAGCCGTGGTCACATGTGTACTCATCACTGCCCACAAGGTTACGCTAAAGCGGTTATTCAACCACATCACTCAATGGCGATTGGTTATTAATGAAATCAATTAGAGAGTTTATTGATATTAAATCATCCGAGGCGGAAACGCTTTCGGAGGACTCTCTATTGGAAGCCCCACAAGGTAAGGAAGTCTCTGCAACGAAGACTGACTTACCTTCTCTTTTGACGTTACAAAGAAAATCAATACGCCGTCTACCAAACGGTGAAAAGGTTGCTTTGTACTATGCCAGTAAGATTAATAAATATGTAACAATACCATATTCAGACGTTCATTCTGAAGAATATGAAAAAGGTAACAATTTAGAATGTCTTCAAGACATAGTAGAGAGCAATAAAGCTAATGCAATTATTTTTGAAGATGGTAAAACGATGATGGTAAATATTGCAACTGCAAAGAAAGTCTTAAGACTACACGAGTCTTTAGATGCCACAAATCGTTTAAAGATTTATAGAATGGTTGATGAGAGCAAAGAACAGTTTAAGAAAGTAGTTGGTTTTGCTTTCACACATATAAAATAAGGTAAAAAATGGCAAATCAATATACATACCAAATTATAAAAGATAATGTCAATCACACTATCATTAAATTGACTGGTCAGTTTGATGGTAGCGGTCAAGAATCTAATCTTAATAGAATTCAAGCAAACACACTTTACGGCGCTTTAAATACTGCCGGTGGTGCATTGTCAGGTGGTGGTACATCATTACCATTTTACGGATTATTAATCAATCGTGTTTGGTATGATGTTAGCGGTACAGGTAACGCACAATTAGTTTGGTCTTCAGATACAGCACAAACTATATTCTATATGACTGGCGGACACGAATATGATGCTATGGGAAATTGGGTAACTATTCCTAACAATGCATATGGTCAAGCTAACTGTAATGGAAATATTGGTATCATAACTCACGGTATGTCTGCAAACGATGGTTACAGTATTGTAGTAGAAGTACGTAAAGATAACATCTATTATCAACGTGGACATCTTGATGATCCTGCTTCATTCAATTATGGCATTTATAGAACTACACCTTAATCATGGCTAACAAATATACTTACCAAGTTTTAAGAGATACTACAACAGATGCTGTGATTAAACTCACAGGCAGTTTTGATGGTACTGGACAAGAAGCAAACACATCTAGAATTCAAGCAAATAGTCTTGCTGGTGCGATTGCAACTAACGGTTATCTTGTAGCAAATTCTACAAATTCTTTTGCTAATACACCTTTATCATATTACGACCTTCAGTTAACCGGTTTAAAATATTTTGTCAACTTCCCAACAAATACTGTTGGTGGTGTCGAAATCTTTTGGTCTGGCAACGGCACATCATTCTCAACACAGTATGCAAACTCTGCAACGATAGTGCATTTGAATGGTCAAGGTGAGATGGGTATGGGAGAACAATTACCATCTATTCTAAATAATTCTGGTGCAACAGCAAACGGATATATTATACCAGCAAACGTTGGTCTTGGTGATATCGGTGTTACTACACAAGGTGCAACTGCAAACTGTGCGTATACATTAATATTGCAAGTGAGAAAGAATAACGCTCAATATCAACGTGGTCAGTTCAATGATCCGGCCGCATTTAACTACGGAATATACAAACAAATACCATGAAACTAATCAAAGAAATTACAGAATCGGTAAACTATATTACCGAAGAAAAAGATGGAAAGAAAACTCTATTCATCGAAGGTCCTTTTTTAGTTACTGAAAGAGAAAACAAGAATAAACGTCTGTATGAACACGGTACAATGCTTAAAGAAGTTAAGCGTTATACTGAAGAGTACATCAATAAAAACCGTGCATACGGTGAATTAGGTCATCCAGACACACCTTCGATTAACTTAGACCGTGTATCACACATCATTACTTCTCTCAAAGAAGACGGTCATCAGTTTATCGGAAGAGCAAAAATACTTGATACCCCAATGGGACAGATTGCCAGAAACCTTATCGAAGGTGGTGGTCAACTAGGAGTCTCATCTCGTGGTATGGGTTCATTGAAGAATGTTAATGGAGTCAACATTGTTCAAGACGATTTTTATCTAGCCACAGCGGCAGATATTGTAGCTGATCCATCAGCACCAGGTGCGTTTGTACAAGGTATAATGGAAGGCAAAGAGTGGATGTTAGTAGACGGTGTATGGACAGAACGTCAATTAGAAGAATCTAAGAAGATGATTCGTCAAGCTACACCTAGAGAGATTGAAGCTGTCGGCTTGAAAATCTTTGAAAACTTCATCAAAAAATTATAAAATATAAATATACCAATACGAATCATAGGAGATTTACAAAATGGGAAAATTCAATCTGTCAGATGCCGCTAAAGCTATTTTGAACGAAGGCTCAAAAGAGACTTTAGAAGGTAACGTAAAACAAAAGATGGGTCAAAGAGGATCCGACAAGCACCCAAGCGGTGAAGTTGGAAAAGATGCCGTTAAGCCAAATATTGCTTACGGTTCTAAATCTGCTGGTATGGTAGGTCAATCACCAGAAGAAATGGATGATGCATTACCAGATTACTTAAAAGGCACACCAACAGCAACAGCACCAGGTGCAACACCACCTGTAGGTTCAGAAAAAGACGGTGTTGGTTATTCTAAGCCAAAAGGTCAACCACAAGAAACAATGGGACGCAAAGACATTATGGTACCTGCACAAGATACAGCTAATCAATACGATGCTATCCGTGACCGTGTTGCATCAAAATTAGCAAAACAAACAATGAAGCCAAATCCAGGTGCTACATTCCAATCATATGGTGAAGGTATTGACCTTTCTGATGACGTAAATGCGTTGCTAGAAGGTGAATCTTTATCTGAAGAATTCAAATTAAAAGCAACAACAATCTTTGAAGCCGCTGTTACATCACGCATCGAAGCAATTGTTGAAGAAGTTGAAGCAAGTTTAGTAGAACAATACGAAGCTGGTATCGAACAAATCAAAGAAGAACTAGCAGAAAAACTAGACCAGTATATTGATTACTTTGCAGAACAATACATGATTCAAAACGAATTGGCAATTGTTTCCGGTCTACGTGCAGAAATTGCCGAAGACTTTATGACAAGCCTGCGTAACGTATTCATGGAACACAATATTGACATTCCAGAAGAGCAAGTTCAAGTTGTCGAAGAGTTGACAACAAGAGTTGAAGAACTAGAACAAGCCTTGGATGAAGAAGTCAAAAACGCTGTTGCTTTAAAGAGAGCACTAAGCGAACAAGTAAAAATTGAGGCTATCCACACAGCTTGTGAAGGCCTAACTCAGACTCAGGAAGAAAAATTAAAATCACTCGCAGAGGGTGTTGAATTTACTACTGAAGAAGAATTTAATGCTAAACTAAACGTTTTGAAAGAATCTTATTTCAAAGCAGACGTTAAAGTTGCAGAAAGTTCTATGCTGAACGAAGGTATTGAAATTGAAGAAGAGAAGAAACAAAACGTTTCAACAGATGATTCAATCAATCAATATGTCAGAACTATTTCACAAACTTTGGTAAAATAATAAATAAACTACCAATACAAGATACTAATAAGGAGAACAACTAATGTATCTATCCGAAGAACTACAAAAGAAATGGCAACCAGTTCTGGAGCACCCAGAATTAGAAGCAATTAAAGACCCATACAAGAGAGCAGTTACATCTGTTATTCTTGAGAACCAACATCAAGCGATGCAAAAAGACCGTCAGGCTTTGCATGAGACTACAGATACTGGTCCTACAAACGTTACTGGTGGCGTTCAGAACTTTGACCCAATCTTAATCAGCTTGGTTCGCCGTTCATTACCAAACTTGATTGCATATGACATTGCTGGTGTACAGCCAATGACAGGTCCAACAGGTTTGATTTTCGCAATGCGTGCCCGTTATACAGGCCAAGGTACTGGTAATGCTGAAGCGTTCTATAACGAAGCAAACACAGTATTCACTGGTGCTAACACAGGTACTCAGTACAACGAATACGGATTCTCTGGTAACACAGCATCTGATACATCAAACAACTACTTCGCATCTACATTCGGTGCTCCAAATGGTGCAAACAACTTCACAACTGGTATCGGTATTCAAACATCAATGGCTGAATACTTGGGTTCAGACTCTAATACTGCTTTCCAACAAATGGCATTCTCTATCGAGAAAGTTACTGTTACAGCACAATCTAGAGCATTGAAAGCTGAGTACTCTTTAGAACTCGCACAAGACTTGAAAGCAATTCACGGTCTTGATGCAGAAACAGAATTGTCAAACATTCTGTCTACAGAGATTCTAGCTGAGATTAACCGTGAAGTTATCCGTACAATCTATTTGTCTGCCGTTCCTGGTGCACAATACGGTACAGTAACAAAAGGTTATTTCGACTTAGATACTGACTCAAACGGTCGTTGGTCTGTTGAGCGTTTCAAAGGTTTGATTTTCCAAGTTGAGCGTGATGCTAACGTTATTGCAAAGCAAACTCGTCGTGGTAAAGGTAACGTGATGATTGTATCATCTGACGTTGCTTCCGCTATGGCAATGGCTGGTGTATTGTCTTATACTCCTGCTCTACAAGCTGACTTGCAAGTTGACGATACAGGTAACACATTCGCTGGATTGTTACATGGTCGTATCAAAGTTTACATCGACCCATACTTCGGTGGTTACCAACAAAATATCGAATTGGCAACAATCGGTTACAAAGGTACATCACCATATGATGCAGGTCTATTCTACTGCCCATACGTACCGTTACAAATGGTTCGTGCAGTTGACCAGTTCACATTCCAACCAAAAATTGGATTCAAGACTCGTTACGGCATGGTAGCAAACCCATTTGCACAAGGTCTTAACACACCTGCAGGTAATAACAACGGCTTGATTCAAGCTGGTACAAACGTTTACTACCGAATTTTCGGTGTTAAAAACTTGATGTAATCAAGAAGCCAACGAAGATTGGCATTTAAAAGGGATCTTCGGATCCCTTTTTTTTGCTTTATAAATACCCCTATGACAGCACTAAACAGAAACCCACAGAATACGAATCTATTACAACCTACAAAGTTCTTGTTGAACTTTACTAAGATTGATTCGGTACAATACTTTTGTCAAGGTATCAATTTACCTGGCATTACTCTTTCAGGTCCGGCTCAACAGTCAACACCATTTCAATCTATACCGAAAGCTGGTGACGTATTAACGTATAATCCTTTAAGTGTTACGTTTACAGTTGACGAAGATTTAAAAACAATTCAAGCAATACAAAACTGGCTCAAAGGTATTGCAAACCCATCAGGATTTTCAGGTAGAAATAAAGACTACAAAGATAACTATTCTGATGCTATTCTTACCATTCTTACTGGTTTAAACAATACCAATTTAAGAATTCAATTTATAAATTTATTTCCGACAGACATATCAGACATCGAGTTTGATACCAAAGATTCGGCAGATAATATCATTGTCGCAACGGCAACCTTTATATATGAATATTATAACATATTGACAAATTAATCGTTTTATGTTATACTGAAATTTTGTAATTGGATTTTGATATGGAAAAACTTGATAACATTTTGAAAATGTGGGAGAATGATTCAGCAGTCGATAAGACAGAACCTAGTTCTGAACTTACCAGAGTGCCACAGCTTCATAGCAAATACCTAAATATACTAACATCACACAAGATAGCCGCAAAGAAGGCTTTCTTCGACCTTCAACGTATGAAGAAGGTGAAGTGGGAATACTATACCGGAAAGATGGACAAAGAAACATTAGACCAGTATGGGTGGGAACCGTTCCAGTTTACATTAAAATCTGATGTAAGCACTTATATGGAAGCGGATGAAGATATGATTAGACTTAACGAGAAAAAAGTATACCACGATGAGGTGGTTTCTGTAGTTGAGTATATTATGAATGAATTGAAGTCTAGGACGTTTCAACTTAGAGACATTATATCGTGGGAGAAATTTATTGGAGGACAATGAGTGACTTAGTAATCTACAAGAAGAATGAAGCATTTCTTCAAATTAAATGTGAGCAACATATTGCAAAAGAACTATCTGATTATTTTACGTTCTTTGTGCCAGGTCACAAGTTTACTCCAGCCTTTAGAAATAAAATATGGGACGGTAAGATACGTCTTTTTGATTTAAGAAACAATTCTCTATATCTTGGTTTACTAGATTACGTTAAAGAATTCTGTAATGCTAGAGAATACACAATAGAATATACTGAACCATCGGTAGATGTAGAAGATGAGTTCAGCAGATATCATGCAGAGAAGTTTGTAGATAGTTTAAAGCTACAGTCTCAAAGTAAAGATATTCTTACTCACGACCATCAATTAGATGCGTTTATTAACGTTATGCAGAGGCGTAGAGCACTTTTATTGTCTCCTACAGCATCAGGTAAGTCTTTAATCATTTATCTCTTTATACGTCAGTTCCTTGAGTTTCAAGGACTCAAAGGACTCATTCTAGTACCGACAACATCTTTGGTAGAACAATTACATTCAGACTTTGAAGATTATTCTACCAATAACGGCTTTAACACGGAAAAAAATACTCAGAAAATCTATTCCGGTCAAGAAAAGAACTACGATAAACCTATTACAATATCTACATGGCAATCAATGCAACGGATGCCGGATGAATTCTTTCATCAATTTGATTTTGTAATTGGTGACGAAGCACATCTTTTTAAAGCAAAAGAACTCACTAGAATTCTTGCCGCTTGTATCAATACAAAATATAGGATAGGATTAACCGGAACGCTGGATGGAACTAAAACACACAAACTGGTATTAGAAGGTTTGTTTGGTTCTGTCAAGAAAGTTATTTCAACAAAAGAACTTATTGATAAAGGTATACTATCCGGATTTGAAGTCAAATGCTTGGTGTTAAAACATTCACCTGAGATTTGTGCAGAAATGAAAGATGCTACATATCAAGAAGAATTGCAATATCTTATACTGAATGAACAACGAAATAAGTTTATTAAAAATCTTGCGGTAAGCATGAAGACAAACACGTTGGTTCTCTATCAAATGGTTGACAAACACGGCAAAATACTGTATAATATGATTAAGGATACAGAGAAGATTGGCGATAGAAAAGTCTTCTTTGTTTCGGGTGGAACAGAAACAAGTGAACGTGAAGAAATTCGTAAAATTGTAGAGAAAGAAAATGATGCTATTATTGTGGCTAGTTTTGGGACTTTTAGTACTGGAATTAATATTCGCAACCTGCATAATATTATATTCGCATCTCCATCAAAGTCACGAGTTAGAAATCTTCAGTCTATTGGACGAGGTCTTCGGAAATCGACTGGTAAAGAAATAGCAACTCTTTATGATATTGCTGATGACCTTAGACATAAAAAACATACTAATCATACCTTAAATCATTTCATGGAACGGGTTGATATATATAATGAAGAGAAGTTCCCTTTTAAAATCTACAACATAGGACTTAAAAATGGATAATAGCAACGTAAGGATAGTCAGACTCAAAAGCGGTGAAGACATTCTTTGTAATCTTCTTATTAATGAAGACAAGGTTCTTGTCAATTTGATGGAACCCATGTTACTTGAATATGAAACTTATGGTGATAGTCAACATCTTTGTATTTCAAATTGGCTTCCGGTAGCATTAGTTAAAGAAAACAAATCGGTAATACCTGTTACTGAAGTTCTTTGTGTGATGCATCCGAATGAGGAATTGATTGAATACTATAACGATACTCTTGATAAAATGAATTCTGCTTTGGTAGTTAAGCCAATGGAAGATTTAAATGAAGAAGAGATGGCTCAAATGATGGAAGTTATGGAGGAAATAAAGACTACTAAAGGATTGGTAATGCATTAATTAATCAATCTCTAACAGTCTACATAGCCAGTGTATCATTTGTCAAGCACTTTGTCAATACTTTTTACGGTAAACTTGAATGAAAAAACCAAAGGAATATGTTAATAATGCAGATTTTACTCAAGCATTAATTGATTATAAAATAGCATCGGAAGAGGCGAAACGTCTCGGCAAGCCTAAACCAAAGATCC